ATGGACGAATCAACCGTAAAAAAAATACTTTCTATCATTCCGGGTGCTAAACGCGCTGCGCAAGGTGTAATTATCCCGGGTAACGACGGAACGTTTCTTCATGTCTTCGATATGCATGACAAGAAGTCGCTTGACGGCCTTACGCAGGATGAAACATTTTTTTTTGCATTCTGCTCCAAAAGTGAAATTCTACGACTCAGAGAGATTCGCGGAGCGCATGATTACTTATTGCGATTGAGGGCAATGGCCATTGTTGACTCTCCACGAGCCGTGCGCGTGATGAGGACAAGAAGAAGTAAATTTGAAAGCACTGGACGACCGTGGTCTCTAACTCATTATTACCACTCTAAAGATAGTTATCATAAGTCTTATATAAATTTACTCAATCGGTCTAATGCAAAATCCGTTAAAAACATTCCTGCAGGCCTGGCCTTCGTCCCTGAAGTCAATGCCTTGTGTATTCGTTCTCTTGCGGGAGATGTTATTATTACCTCAGAGAGTCTAGAGCATCTCTACTACTTCATGTCCATCGCGTTCTATGGAGAGCAGCTCGGAATCAAACCTATTGATCAAGTGGATGCACTGGTAATTGCCATCAGAATCATGAACGGCTCAGAGGCCTTGGATTTTGACATTGATCCTCGCGGCAACCTTGGACACGAACTTGAGCGTACTATATCCAACCTTGTGAAAGCCCAAATGCAGTTTACTTTCGGACATGAATACGCACACCTACTTTGCGGTCATTTGTCCTCAGATGATGCTCCAAACGAAGCAACGTTAACTGACAACAGTTCTGGCTTACTACGAGATCTGAAAACTTACAATCACGACTTGGAGTACCAAGCCGATCTTTTTGCACTGAAAAATATTGAGCACAATAAAGATGCCTATCTTACAATTTCTCACGGGGCATTCTCAGTACTGTTTTACTTACATTTCCTAGAGACAGTTCGAAAGCCATGTGGACTGAAAGAACTTTCTATTTCCAGTACACACCCAACATCTCTAGACAGAGTCGTTAACCTTCACAAAAACCTTGGCAAGCGTTCCCCAGTCGCGGAGAAGACGCTCGACAGCATGTTAGCGAAATCGAACGAACTATCGAAATTGCTTGCACATCGACTCAAGCATGATGACAGACCGGAGATTCTTACGTTTTACGGTTCAATTTATCTTAGGAGTTATGTTTCCAGAGCAAAACTCGATCGCTATGAATTCTAATTGGATGTTTGTAGCAACTTCGCTACTAACGGAACCGCAGTTTTTGGCGCAAGAAGTACACACGCCGCTATCATGAACGGCGTGGTACAGGAGGATTTTTAATCGACTCTGAAAGAGGCTCTATTCGCCGTCGGGCTCTTGAATTAAAGCATGTACTCGTGCGGCCAAGGCGTTGCAGAAATCAGGATTATTTCTCACCCAAAGCGCGAAGAATGCCCCCCGGACAATAACTTCAGATACAAAACCAATCTTTAGCCCCAATTGGACGTAGAGCAAGTGGGGATCTCTATTGGTTCTAACAACCTCCTCCATGGCTGATCGAACTTCCGTTTGCGCTTCTGGTGGGTGCTGACAGGATACTGTCAGAACCGCAATATCTCGTTTGATGTTAGCTAAAATATTGTCGTAAACACTTATCTCAGGTTGATCACCAGGCAACCGGATAATGCCACTTTCGAGCACGCCATCCCCTTTTTGCTCAGAGTCTCCATCTATAATGCAAAGCGACTTGAAAGAAATTGCAGGGTTACGAACATAGCCTTTGTGCGTGCTGACGGCCGTGCCGTCCCCAGCAACTGCATGGATTTCTACTTGCTCGAATTCGGCACCTAGCTTTTCTCGAAGGATTGCTTCAACCCAATTTTTTGCAAAGTCATCCTCAACAAAAACGGCGAGCTTTTTATCAACCCGGCCTGATACAGCTCCCAAAGCCTGAACCGATAGTTTCCCCTGCTTAAGCTTGCCAGAAATGCACGCCCAAATTGCCTCATTAGGCAAAGGGGAAAGAGCATAGTCACTGTGCGTTGTGAACACTGTTTGCACGGATTTACGCTCAGCAACATCAATCAGGTATTCGACTATGCGGCGTGTAGCGATAGGATGAAGACCGTTCTCAATTTCTTCAATGATGATTAGGGAGTTTGGGGGAGCTTGCTCGATCTGACTGATCATTCGGATGATCGAGGACTCGCCAGCTCCAAAATGGAACTCCGAGTGACGCTGGCTGATCGAAGCGTTCCCCTACCCCACCGGCCATTGATCTGATCAAGGACCGCCATATTAGTATCCAAGGTGTGGCCAAATTCCTCCGAAGACATACGGCTGGCCTCTTCCAGCCGTGTGCGCAAAGCTGCCGTGAGGTGCCTTTCGATCTCCCAGGGATCGGTCATAGCAGCCAGTTCCGGCGCCAGTTGCGGAGGCATCCCCAGCAGCGTGTCGCGCAGCATGCGGCCGGCGTTGTAAGCCCCGGACTGAACTGCGGTGATCTCCACCATTGACCCTTGGACTTTGTGAAACTCAGCCTCTGCCAACTGGGCCAGGAAGTACTCACGGTGCGCACGAGCCTTCTGAAAATCTGGCAGCTTGCCTTGAGCAATACCCAGCGGCTGCGGCGCAGCCGTGTTAGTCGGCGCGGCAAGGGGGGTAATTTGGCTGTGAACGTCGCGCTGAATCCGATCCTGTTGATGGCGAGCCGCAACAGCGGCCTTGCTCGGGTCAGCGGTTTCGGCAATGAGGGCATCGGTGGCTAGGACGTCGACCTTTTTGCCATCGGGTGAAAGTACCAGGCGGTTGTTGTCTTTCAGCCAGGTGATGTAACTGAGCGACCTGCCGATGTGAGCCGCGAAGGCGCTCTTTGACAGGTAGGTTGGTTCTGTCATGAGCCCTCCTTTTTCAGCGACTTTTCAATGGAAACCTTTCAATTTCAATGGATTGAATTTCAGTAAGCTGCCAACCCTGCCGCTAACACTTTCCCGCGAGTCCCCGACCCCGTGTCCTCGGGATGCTCCCAGGGTCCCCGGCAGTTTTTTCGCGCCCCAAACCGGTGCAAAAACCTGAAAGCCACGTATTACGTGGCCTCTAGCGCATCAACCCTGCTCCTCAGTGACAGGCGGCACCTTGCACACCCCGATCCGCTTCGCCGCTCGCCGAGTTCGCCTACTCGTGTAGGCAGCGGCCTACAGAGAGGCCTTCAGAAATACGAAAAGTGCACCTGACTTTCATATATGTTACGCAGCTTCACTACCTTGCATTCAATCAACCCCTCGAAAGTCCTCGCCCCGGATATTCCGAAGTCGCATAAAAATAAAAGCTGCTACTTCGCAATAGCGCATTGCCATCCCATAACTACGCTACGATCACTTAGACAGCAGGCGACTAATAGTTAAACACTGCACTCAGATAAAAAATAAAACCCTAGTAAAACCGGTATCACTCAAGTTCAAAGCAAGCCAGAACAAAACTCCGTAATAAATGCTCTTATATAGCGGCATAAGAGCCTGTACCCCCACACCATTAGCCGCTCAAACTTTAAAGGGAATAAAGTTATGGCATTCCAACCAAACACAATGACCTTCGCTCAAGGTGTCCAACGTGTAGAAGCGGCCTGCAAAGCTTCTGGACTAGATTTAGCAAAAGACATTGTTACTTCTAAAGACACTGCCGTAAAAAAAACCATCGGAAACCTTACGGTAAAAAATATTCCTGGAGGATTCAGTAAGTTCCAGTTACCGGTAATATTTGATGGACCGACTCAGACATACATGTCCTTTGGTGCTCCAAACACTGTTGTACCACTTCACTCTCATGACGAAGGCGCGGGACTACGAGTCATCATGTTCGGGTCTATCCTTTTTAAAGGACAAGAACTGACTAGTGGGGACTGGATGTATATTCCTGCGGGCAAAAAATATGAGTTCGAGGTCGGTCCCATGGGGGTTGGTGTTTTCTATTGCTATCGCTGCTGTTGCGCCTAAAGGTATCACCGCCCATTAGCGCTGCTTTTGGGCGGTTTACTTACTCCTCCCTAAAACGACGAATTCAGACTATACAACTCACATATCCAATCTCTTCGCCGCCCAGCGCTCGTAAAGGCCAATGGCAACATCCGCCCCAGCCATCGCCGTCAGACAGCCAAAGGCGCCCGCCGTCCACACCGACAAACCCGCACCAATCAGCAACATCATCGCCGCCATCCCGCAGGCGATGCAGGCACCGGACCGCAGCGCGAGACGCCGAACCAATGCCCAACCTCGCGCCCCTTCCTTGCCTGCTCGCCACATATCGCCGGAGACGCCGCCCACCAGGGCCAGGACGATCACTAACCAGATCGGCATCTCTGCGCAAGGGCATCACCGTTATCCTGATCATCGGCATCAAAAGCCCACGGACCAAGTGCTTCACCGTCTCGGGCAGCGACGTGCAGATGTACCAGGATGTCTGCGAATCCATCCTTCACTTGGCAGCGCTGGCGACTCCCGCCGCGCACGCTGCTTAGGAGGCCACCATGGATCGCAACCTCAAGGAAACGGCCCGGTACTTCGGCATCACACGACCGCAACTGATCGGCCTGATGCAAGAGAAAGGCTTGCTCAACGCCGAGCGACTGCCGGCCTATCCAATGCGCGACCGTGAGTACCTGGGAACCAAAGAAGGCAAATGGTTCCATCCGGAGCTGGGCCTGCAATACAGCCAGTCAACGCGGGTTCGACAGACCGGCATTCCCTGGCTCGCCGAGCAACTGGGCCTCGCCCTGCCCGCTATCCCGGCAGATCGCCGTGACGTGGCCTAGGGAGTACGCCCGCCAGATCATAGCCTTACGGACCAAAGAGGAGCGCAACGCTGCGCTCCTTGAGGTACCCGAGCATCTGCGCGAGCTGACCAAAGCCCACTGCCTGATCACCTGGAACCACCCGAAACGCCGCCAGCGCATGGAGAGCCAGCAAGCCAATGAGTAACGCCAACCAGACCCCGCTGCGCCTGATGCCAGCACCGGAAACCGCCACCGTCGAGCTGCTGTATCGCACCTTCGGCGATGTACTGATCCCGCTGGAAAAGATCCGCGTGCAGTACTTCCGCAACCTCAACGAACAGTCGTTCGCCGCCGAGATCAGCAGCGGCCGCATTCAACTGCCCATCACCACCCTGGACAGCAGCCGCAAGGCGCCGAAGTACGCACACATCCGCCACGTTGCCGCACTAATCGACATCCGCGCCTACCGGGCGGATGAAGAACACGCCAAGCAACAGCACGACACCAACGAGCACGACCAATAACCCAACGGCTGCCACCACCAGCCAAACCCACCGGAGCACACCACATGACCCACATACAGATCATTGCCCTGATTGGCCTGATACTCACCGTCGCCCTGCTCTACTGGGCCGGCTACCGGTATGAGTAAAAGAACAGGGTCTATCGAATCTGTCGCGCTGCCAAGCGAAACACTCAACCAGGAGGAGCTCGTAGCCATTACGGGCTATCAGATCGGGTACTACTACTGCGGGCGCAATGCCGATGGCAAGCGCGTCGAGATCCCACTGGGTAGCGACCTCGATGAGGCAAGGATCGAATGGGCCAGGCTAGAGCGCACTGCGCCGCCGAAACCTGCACACCTGATGGGAGCTCTCTTCGACAAGTACGAAGCGAAAATCATCCCCGGAAAAAAGCCACGGACTCAAAGCGACAACCTCAAGGAGCTCAAGCAATTGCGCAAAGCCTTCGAAACTGCTCCCATCGATGCGATCACGCCTCAGATCGTGGCTCAGTACCGCGACGCCCGCACCGCCAAGGTGAGGGCCAATCGGGAAATTGCCCTGCTCTCCCACGTATTCACCATCGCCAGAGAATGGGGCATGACTGATAAGGCCAACCCGTGCTTTGGTGTGCGCCGCAACAAGGAAACACCGAGGGACTATTACGCGGGCGATATCGTCTGGGACGCCGTATATTCCCAGGCAGCGCAGGAGCTCAGAGACGCCATGGATCTTGCATACCTCACGGGGCAGCGGCCCGCGGATGTGCTGAAGGCTGCGACCACAGACATGAGCGAGGGCTTTCTGCGGATTGGCCAGGGCAAGACCGAGAAACGCTTGCGAATTCTCCTGGAGGACGCTGGCAAACAATCAGACCTGGCGGTCTTCCTGGAGAAACTAAAGGAACGACGCACCATGAATCGCATCAAGACCTCGGTGCTCATCACCAACGCGTCAGGCTTGCGCATGAGCCAGCAGATGCTGCGCAATCGCTGGGATGAAGCCCGGGAAAAGGCCGCTATCAAGGCAGCTGCCAATGGAGATAACGCTCTGGCAACGAGCATCCGACAATTTCAGTTTCGTGACATACGGCCAAAAGCCGCCAGTGAGATAGCCCTGGAGCATGCCAGCAGACTGCTCGGCCACTCTTCCGAGGAGATCACCAAGAAGGTCTATCGACGCGTCGGAGAGATCGTAAAACCCACCAAATAAGGAGGTGAATACGAAACAACTGGAAAATTTCAAGCACACCTCCCCGTAGCTCATTGAGCTTCGGGGATAAGGAGGGAGCCACAACAGCAATCAAACAAACTTAAGCGAATAGTTATTAATATTCAAAAAATCACAAAATACAAATCTTAAGAAACCAAATCACACCAATTCATTATTATTACAAACCAACTTTTCAGATGCACTATATCAAACATGACTCTGAAGTGACGAAACATGTCCCAGTTGAATCCCTCTCATCAATTCCAATCCAGATAAAGCCTCCATATTTGCAGGCTCCACCTGCAGCCAAAAATTCAGCTTACCTATTACTGAGTCAATATAATAAGGATTACGTATTTTCTTTTTTGATGCGTGAGAAACATAACCATATTTCTTAATAAAGTGAAGCTCCATCTTCAATTCCCTCTTAAACTTCCTAGGAAGTGCTAGAGCATTACCGGACACTGACAAACCGGTGACAATTTTTTGATTCGCTCCAACCTGCAGCTTTGTTTTTTTATCGTTCACACGCAAACCGTACTGAACTATTATCTCACTCACTACACCTATCAACTTGTGAGGAATATAATTACCAGAAAAGGTTAGATCATCAGCATACCTAGTGAACCTCAAGCCATAAGCCTTGGCAAGTAACGAAATCCGCTCATCCAAACCTTTCAACAATATATTCGTAAGATAAGGACTAGTTGCAGAGCCTTGAACTAATCTCCCTTCACAACAGCAAAGAGCCCCCAAATAAAACGAGACATTATCTGCATAACCGAGACTTAAAAAATAATTGATAACCCAGTTTATTGGAACAGATGGGAAAAAGTCCTTTAAATCCATCTTCATTAAGCACTTTGAGCCTAAATGCACGGATGCATTAGTAAAAATTGACCGTCCTGGTACAAAACCATGCGCAGCAGAATGCACAGGCTTATTAATTAAAACGTTCTTATATATCCAATCTTGACACATAAGCATAGAAGGGTATGGTGCGTGAATTTTACGCATACCACCAGAGCGCTTCTTTATTTGAAATGAATGATAAAACGCATGAGGAGCGTTAACCATCTTGCGCAACTCGTGCTGATCAACACCAATTAAAAGCGAAAGATGTTCAAATTCGAATATTACTGGAGAAGAAGTTTGATTTAGCTTCTTTATATATGGCAGATAAGACTCTACCAGATCACGTGAAATACCACGCCGCTCAAAATGTTTGAGCCAATCTTTAACGGATTTAGTCATAAAAACCTACAGAGGCTACCTTCTATACTTTAGCATGGCCAGATAATCTCCAGTGATAATTGCGCGAAGCGCAATTCTTGCTGGAGATTACTGCGTCAAAACGCGAAGCGTTTTGAAAGCATCATGCGTTCAGCACGCTTCACCGCTGGACGCATGATTCTTGGTTATCAGAAACCTGACCCGGGGAGCGACTACACTCCTACGTACTAGCCTCTGTAGGCGATGATAATTATACATAAAAAAATCAATCCGGAAAGATATTTTTGCTTAACAACTCTCGATTTGGAATATAGAACCCATCACCCGATAAGTGCGCCCCCATGAATCTAGAAGGGACTTCACGCCATTGTTTTTTTGAACTATTCATCCGAGGCAAATTATTTTCTATTAACTCCCTGCCAGCCGGTGTAAGTCTCGCCACCCCCTCTACCTCGACTATCAGAGAGGCACTCAAGAGCTTTGAATATCGCTCAAAAAACAAACTCAAACCAAATTTACTTCGCTTAAATATTGTAAAAGAGTCAAGAGCACCCGAAGAGAACAAAAGAATACGAAGTATCTGTAAATCCGTCAGCACCAAATGATGTGCATAAACATTTTCCATATTTATGCATCCCCCATAGCTCGAGTCAAAACAATTTTTCGTTCACTGCCATCAACTTTGAACGGCCACCAGAACACAGGAAACACACTATTAGGGGTATTAGAATTCTCTCGACAATAGGTTGCTTGTGCCTCATTGTACCCCATACTTGGCAATTTCCTGAGTTTCTCTCCAGCCATATACTCGGGAGAAAGTAACTCCTCTATAGCCAGCATTCGCTTTCTATGCTCAGCCGCAGTCAAAGAATCATAGAAATCATCAATACCTTTTTTTATTATTTTTTGAGTTGTAATTTTAACCCCTTCCCCAACAACTCTATCAAATCCAGCCTGAGTAGAAGCCAACACCTTAACCATAATATTATAATCAGCGATGCCAGAGCCTTCAAACTGAGCTTTAATTGTTTTAATACGACCAAGCACTGTTTGACCAGACCCAACAAAGTCATCTACAAGAATAATATTTTTTTGCTTCTTTGAATTGTATGTCTTCAACGCATGAGAATAGCGGTTAACAAGAGAGTATTGCCTCCAGCCATGCCCCTCCATTAGCGGCTTAAGATTATAAAGAATCTCCAGTGAACTATCCGCGTTCCAATCTGCACACATCGCCACCACCTGCGTACTTGCATCATCTATGCCGGGCTCTGAAACAATCTCAAGAGCCAGCTCTACCATATGCGCATGATGCATAGCAGTATCAACATAAAGAAACCTATCTAACAACTCGCAAATCAAATCTCTAGAAGCATCCTCAGAGCATTCGGAATATAAAATCTCATAAAGATCTTCAAGCTTAGATACTAGCCAAGGCTGTTTGAGAACTAACCCTGACATTAAAAGAAACGCTTCTTTCTTCATAAGCCTTTCACTCTATGACTTTTCAAGAGCAAAATTAAAACTTACTCTCAGAACGCACACCATAAAACAAGCTATTTTCTCCAACAACTTATATCAACCTAAACACTCAATGCAATGATTTTTTCTACTTTCATAAATACAACTTGCTCCACCCCTCACCTACAGATAACCAGAGACATTACCACTTGATCACAGCCATAGACGAATCAAGTGTTTTGTACACTCAAAAAATCAAGCTCTGCTTGCCACGACGGCACTTGGCACCACACCATGACATTCCAGAGGAAGCAGCAGCGTTTAGCAGAGTAAATATCCAGTCATCCAGATACAGCACAATCGCCGGAACGAGACTAGAAAGAACTGCTGCGGGTAACGATAGCACCCTAGCAACCTACTTCCAGTAACTTCAACAAAAGCCGTCAGATAGATAGTACAGGTACACGGAAAAAGACTGCTCAGCCACTCTTCCGAAGAGATCACCAAGAAGGTCTACCGACGTGTCGGAGAGATCGTAAAACCCACGAAATAAGGAGGGGGGGGGGTTGCGGAACACATTCCAAAAGCTGCGGAACACCTGACAAATTTCAGGCAAGAAAAAAGCCCGTAGATCATTGATCTACGGGCTTTTTATAGTGGAGGCCGAGGTCGGAATCGAACCGGCGTAGGCGGATTTGCAATCCGACCGGGAAACGTAAGCGGGCTGTGACCTGTAGAGATATTTACTTCCGAAACCAACACAAAAAACCCCCTCTGGAGACCGCGTAGAATGCGGTCTATCTTCTTTATTTGGGAACTGATTTGCCCCTCCCCCGGCGTCCTGCCGACAGCTCACAATCCACCGCCAAGCAACCCAACTGCTACGCTGTTCACTCCAAGGAGGAACACCGATGCCGAACTCTGACCTGCTCCCTTCCCTGCTGTCCAAAATCAACGAGAACCAACTCGCCCTTGAGGCGGCCATCATGGAGCTTACGAACTGGGTTGAGCAGCAAGGCGGCACCGAAATCGCGACAACGTTCGCGGCGCGTTGGACGCCATCGACCGGAACGAAGAGTTCATCAAGCTGACCCTGGCCGTTCTCAATGCTCCCTAACTGATCGTCGGGAACACCTGCAGTTCGTCGCCTCGCAACCTCAGTCCGCACAAATCTCGATTACTGTACATATATACAGCTTCGGATTACCCCTCCATGAACATCGACGAAGACACCTGCAAGTGGCTTGGATGCCCTACGCCTTTAGAAATGCACAAGCAACACGCCCTGCTCCTGGAGAACGAGATTCAGGAACTGCACCTGCTGCTTCGCAAAGCCCGAGAGGACATCTACGGCCTGGTGCGAATGCACGCTGAGCTGTCTATCGAACGCGACAAGCTTCGGACAGAGCTCAAGGCCTCCGATAGCGCTCTTGCTAGTTGCAAAACTGACCTGAGCTTTGTCACAAGCAAGCTCAACTCACTTGAATGGGCGCTTGCGCGGGCTACAAACGGGGCCTGGGGAAGCCCCCCCGATGAAGATTTTGCCGAGTGATCTAAGCTGAAGTTTCTACAGAGGGCTTGCCGATGTGCGGAAGACTTTCACAGTACAGCGGAATTCATGACTTCGTTGCGGTACTGAGCATGCCCAACGCCCTGGCAAACTCAGTGGGTGAGGCACCGCTTGAGCGGTACAACGTAGCACCAACCACCCAGGTCGCCCTGCTCCACCAGCAGGATGAAACGCTGCACGCAGACCTGGTGCGGTGGGGTTGGCGGCCGCACTGGGCCAAGGACCGTGCCGCGGCGATAAACGCTCGAGTCGAGAAAGTGGCCCACGGCCCATTCTTCCGGGCGATCTGGCCACACCGAGCAATCACGCCCGTGGACAACTGGTTTGAATGGGTTGATGAAGGCAGGCCAAAGAAACAGCCCTACCTGATCCGCAGGCGGGATGGCGCGCCAGTGCTGTGCGCGGCCATAGGCCAGCTACCCGACGCAGATGAAGGCCAAGGCGAGCATGACGGCTTTGTGATCATCACCGCCGACAGCGCCGGCGGCATGGTGGACATTCACGACCGACGGCCCGTGGTGCTGACGCCCGAACTGGCCAGGGAATGGCTGGACCCGGCCACGCCCAAGGAGCGTGCCGAGCAGATTGTGCTACACCAGGGCGAACAGTCCGAGGCTTTCGAGTGGTTCAAAGTCAAGACGGCCGCGGGCAACGTGCGGAACAAAGGGTCGGAGCTGATCAGCCCAATTTAAAACCCCTCACCCCACTACTGCAGCAGTATGGTCTTGAACAGCGCGAAAGCCATGTATTACGTGGCCTACAGCGATTCACTGTCTAACTCTTGGGTGAATTCGCCCGTGTTTCACCCAATGAATGCTAAGTAGGTCAAGGTAGTATTAGACAATTTTTTCCAGAACAAGATTCTTTGCTGGCTTTAGCCTGGGTTCATCAGAGCGACCCGATGAATATGTGGACGCAAAATCGATGTGCAATAACTCAGGAATGCTTTCGCGGATATGCCCTCAGGATAACTGGCGATCTCATATTTACCCGCCGAATTTGCGGTAGCCATATCGCAGGCACCAAAAAGACAGCCTTCCTTTGAAATCTGCCAGAAGGGTTATTATATGTCACCCGACTTGGAGCGAAATCTCCCACACCCCGCCCAGCACACAAGAAAGATCTTGAGCTCGAACGGATTAAACTTGATCTTTACAGCTGCGCCACCATCTAAAATTTTTTGTGTATACTATATTTCGGCTTAAAAATTCAAAGCCTGCACTTCTTACATATTTAACTTCTAAAATAGTAGATATACACTCGAAAATTAAAGCCAACCTGAATTTAAAGACATACGCAATATACTTAAACAAAGACACCTACCAGGCAAGTCTACACATGCCTTACTCAAAAATCCGATAGGGGTTTATAGCGCCAATGCTGAAATATTACTGCCTTTCTCTCCTGCTTATTTCTCTAAGCTGCAACAGCGCTCCTTTTATAGAAAGCCATACATTGCAAGATAATTGGAACACCATCACCTACTCAAAAGTTACGTGGCCTGCTGAAAACAGCTCGCAAGTCATATGTATTGCCGCTCAGCACTGCTGGATTTACCCATGTGTAAAAACGAGCACTACCGAGGGTAACCCTAACAACTGCGGCTCGCCAATGGACCAGGGTAATTTTGTCATTTATCCGAATGACACCATGATCGTCGCAAGAGAACGGTGGGTGAAGAATTATGGCGTTGTTTCGACATTCAGAGTCAAGGAAATATATAACAAGTACCCTAAAGGATGTACTGGGATGGTTATTATACCAAGCGGTATTGGCCAAAGTGCTCAATGGCTACAAGGTGTACCATGCAACCCTTTACCGCCTGTTAACGCTAACTGCAACACTTCTGACGCTTTGAATTTTTATTATACAAACTTGAGCTCAGACGCGGTTAACAACGCAAAGGCATACGGCAACATGACCCTACTATGTAATAAGCCAGTTGACGTCCGCATTACATTGGTAGGGCCGAGTGAGATTGACCTAGGGCGAGCAGGTACGTTGCGAGCCAGTTTAAGTATCAACGGGACAAACTTGGCCAATGGCTACTCTCTCAAAGGCGGGACAACGCCAACCGTTGTTCAAGTAACCTCAACTTTGCTCACCAGCATACCCGACTTAGAAGCTGGCGAATTTAAAGGAACAGGTGTCATTATGGCTATCTATCAATAGTTGTGCGGTTGTCCTTGTCTGCATATTCGTGGGTCGTACTGAGAGTTGACGCATACAGTTCTGCCCCCTATCTCGTTAGAATGCCTTATTCCCCTCATCGGTGATGGATATAGTCCGTTGAGCATGCGCTGGGTCAAGTTGGGCTCGACGGGCTGCATGAACCACGCCGACAGCGCCGGCGGCATGGTGGACATCCATGACCGGCGCCCTGTGGTGCTGACGCCGGACCTGGCCCGGGAATGGTTGGACCGGGCCACGCCCAAGGAGCACGCTGAACAGATGGCTTTGCACCAGGGCGAGCCAGCGGAGGTCTTCGAGTGGTTCAAGGTCAGCACCGCCGTCGGCAACGTCAGGAATCACGGGCCGGAACTGATCGAACACCTGGCGACACCGTCATAGGCCTGCTGGCACGTCACTCCCCTGCTCCGGCTTTGATCAGCATCTGCCGCCAGGTCTCCCGCTCTTTCATCAGCGCGCTTGAACACGTCGGCAAGCACCAGGACGGCGCGGGAAGCTGCCGCGCTTGTGGCGGCAGTGCAGGAATGGCCGCCGGCCTGGGCTGCGAGACGGCCGGCAAGGTCGTCGACTGACCGCTGCAGGCTCCCAGCAGCAGCGCGAGCGGAAGCAGCATCAGCAGTTGCTTGGTCGATAATCTGTTGGCCATCTTGAACCACCTTGTTGATTGCGTTTTGCCGGGTCTGTTCCTTTTCACGCTCGGCGACCTCGGCCAAGGCCCAGGCCTGTTTGTCTCCAGCATCACGGGCATTCCATCGTGACTGCCACTCGGCATCTTTGACCGACTTGCCGTGGCCATATGCGACGTACAGCGCGCCGAACACCACGCCCAGAAACAGCAGGGCCGCCAGGGCAATGCCTCCAACCTTAAGTGCCAGGGCGTTCATGCCAGCACCTTCGCGGCCAGGTCACGCAGGGCCAACCGATCAGCCTGGCCGGCCAATCCGCCGTTGATCACCCGGGTGATCTTGGCGAACTGCCCGGAGTCGGCCAGTTCATTGAGGCCGTTCGACAGCCAAAACCAACCGGCAACCAGGGTGGCAGTCTCAGGCTGCTCCACCAGTTCAGGGTGATTCACCAGGTCCAGGCCCAGGGCGGCGCCGGCGGCGCGGTAGTTGTTCGCACCGGTCAACTGGATCAGACCCCGGCCTCGATACTTCCAGCCGTCGCCAGGCAACGTGTTACCCATTCGGCCGCCGTACGCGATGTTCGCGATCTGCTCAGGCTTGCGTGCCAGCTGCGCGGCCAGGGCGGCGTCGAAGCGATTCGGCCAGACGGCCTGGAGCCGATCGGCGCTGTAGTTCAGGTTCTCGACCATTCGGGTCAACTGGCCAGACTCATGCCCGACCTGGGCGATGAAGGCCGCCATGCGCACCGGGGAGTTGATCTTGAAACGTGTCATCGCTGCATTCAGCGCAGGCACAAAAAAGCCCGCGACTTGGCGGGCTTGGGGAAGGATCTGCAGCAACTGCTGCTGTGTGATCGGCATGGTGTTTCCTCAGGCAAAAATAAACCCGCTCGATGGCGGGGCTAAAAATCTCGGAACAGGTTTTGATTACAGGCCGGTCACGTCCGCGACCAAGATCGGGCCGCCAAGGTAGTAAGCATCGCCATCTGGCGGCCTTGCTCCGTTGGAAAACATGGAGATTTGTGCGTACCTGAGTACAGCTGAAACGCTAATAGCGCCGGTAGACGGCACTACAACCGGCCCATATCGAAAAATAAACCCTTCCCATGCAGCTGGACCGCCCCCGCCAGGCCCCCAAATCGTGGTTATTCGTCCGCCCCATTGGGAGTAGATAACCGCATACTCACGCCCTGGAGTTAGGGGGTAGGTTTGTCCCGGCTGGCCTACCTTTAAATCTATAAGCCTTTCACCAGAAAGGTTATTTGCGTTTGCATCAAAAACCAGTTCCCCGTCATCGTTAAATACTTGGAGGCCTTCAGTCGACTGCATCTGGATTCCGGGCCGGAAGAGGAAAAGAGTCACTGTTTGACCCCGCCCTTGGGTGGCTATCCCGATTCTCCAGCTGCCCGAAGTCATTGTTTGCAGTCTTGTAAGAGTACTGCCAGTTTTACACTGCACGGCAACTACCGTATCCAAGCCAACAACGGTGTAAAGAATACCGTCGTAGCTATTACTACTTCCAAGAATACGGGATGAGGTAAGGGTAACTTTCTCAGAAAGCGTATACGACGAAAAACGGTCGTCTATCTGTATGGTATTAAGCTCGTTAAATACTTGAAGTCCAGCCCGCATCAGAAGACCCCGTAAAAAATGGTGGTAGGCTGTTGTCCGGGTACGGAAAACGTCCAGGAAATGGTTATCCCTGACAACGTTACGCTCGGCCCAAATATCCCGTTGCCCGAGCCGTCAGCAATTGAAGACTGATAGAAAAAAGCCTCCCCTAGGGCCAGGCTTTCATCAGTACGGCTTCCACTGGTTGATCCTGTCGAAATAGTGCCAAGCATCCTAAAAAACCGTGTTGTGATATCGGTTTTTATAGACCCATCGTTATTAAAAGACTGAAATCCTGCCGGCATGACCTACCCCCATATGCCAAGTCTAACTTTCAGAGTTCCAGCAGCATTGAAAACCTGAACCAACTGGTTATTAACTGAAAGCCGGCCTCCCCCCTCCACCGGCCCGTTGAATTCAATCTTCCCGGTTTTCCATAATTTCCAGCCACGCTGCTCTTCAATGAAGTCGTCCGACTGGATGTAATCGCCGATTTTGGCGTTGGTAATCGATCCGTTTTCGATGAACGCCGACTTGATATACGCCGCGTTGTTCTGCACCACAAACGGGTAGAACACGTCGGTGGTATTGGGATCGATGATGGCGAACCGGCTTGCAGCGATCAGCACCTGGCTGGTGATGATCCCCTCGTCGTTCTCCACGCCGACCCCTATGCCGGCCAGGTAAGGCTTATTGTCGACAGTGAGCTGGGTCTTGATCGTGTACATCGCTGCCAGTTCGGTCTTCAGCTCTTCAACCTCCACCGACGCACCACCGCCCGAGTCGATTTTCTCCAGCAGGTGCTGGCTTAACTGGGTCTCGGTGATCTGGTCGTTGAGGTAATCCAGGATCGGGCTAGCGTCCGACGACGACTGCCCGGTGACCGGCCCGAAAAATGCCCCCTCGTTGCCGATACGATCGACCAGGCGGGCCCAGAAGAAGAACTGCACGCCGGCGGCCAGCCCCATGATCGTCAGGTCTGTCTGCGGATAAGCGTAATAACCGAACTTTATCGCCGTGCCGACCTGGTTGGTCTGGCTGTACCAGATCTCAGTCCGTTGAAGGTCGGCCGTGCTGAGCCCGGCCGGAATACCCCACTTCAGCTTGATGCCGAACACGATCGACTCCGCGGTGAACGAGGACGGCACCGGCGGCGGCGTGGTCTTGCCGTTCAGCACAGTTTCAACCGAAGTGGCGAACACTGAGCCAATATCGAGCGAGTTGATGGCCCGCACCTTCGCCACGTAGCGACCGGCGTAGATACCGCTCACATCAATGGACGTGGTGCCGGTGCGGCCGGCGAAGATCCAGTCACCGTCGTTCTTGCGCCAGTAGACCTCGTACGCGATCGCGGCCTCTGGCTTCTCCCAGGCGATGGTCATCACGCTGATTGCGCTGCCCTGATCCACAAAGTGGTCATTGCTGACCGTGACGTTCGTCGGCGGGCGCTGGACGCTCGGAGGGATCACCGTCACTGGCGGACGCTCGATGCGCGTACCGTTGTCGATGGCGCCGAACTTGCTCGCGTTGTGGCGCACCGCGGTTATGGTGAACTTGATATCGGTGTCGGAGAAGTCCTCAGCCACAGACATCACACGGAACAACTGCGT